CAGCAGGCCCTGCACAACGGAGACCGCGCCGAATGGCTACTCGAATTGGCGAAGGGCAACCCGGAGCAGAACTGGACCTTGGACCAGGTAGCGATCGGCGTGGTGCTGTCGATCCCGGACTATCCGTACAGCCATTTGACCCGCAAGGAAGTGGTGGGGGTGCCGGTCTACGGCCTGAAGCCGGACCTGCTGCCGCACGTGCACCCGTGCGAGATGAAGATGGGCGAGGCGCCGATGGAGATTCGCGGCGGGATCGCGACGGCGCCGTGCTGGGTGACGGCGGGGGATTACGTGCTGGTGATGTCGGCGGCGGCGGACAGCGTGCAGGACGCGCGGGAAACCGTGTACCGAAGGCTCAACCGTCTAACCGTGCCCAATTCCCCCCAGTGGCGAACCGACATCGGTCGGCGGCTCGCCAGTCAGCTGCCGAAAATCCAGACGCATGGCTACGCGACGGGCATGAGCTATCCGAGCACGCAACGGTCCTGAGCCGCCTCACCGGCAAGGCGCTGCGCAAGATCGAGAGCATCCTTGAGCTGACGCCAGACCCGAATACGGAGCATTACGGCGCCGACATGCGCGCCGTGGTGCAGACCGCGCAGCTCGTGCTGACCACGCAGCTCCGGGTCGACGAGAACGAGCTGCGCCGGCAGACCGCCGACGCCATGCCGCGCATTCTGGCCGCAATTGAGCGGGTGGAGAAGGGCCTGCCCCCGCTCAAGACCGCGCCGCGTATTGACAGATAATTGCTAAAAACCGATACATCCCGCAACTTTGTTGCTCAGTTGCGGTGCGTACCTATTGCCATGGAGGTGCGCGCTTGTGTCGTGGCGCCCTGCAAAGAGCCTGCTGACCCTGCGCAACCAGGTCGACGCCAAATGGCCCGGCCGGGATAAATCGTCGGACGGCATCATTGGCGACGCCAGCCACCAAGCGACTAAATCCGACCACAATCCTGACGGTGAGGGGGTCGTCCGAGCCATGGACATCTCCAATGACCCTCCGCAGCTCGTCTCCCGGCAGCTCGCCGAGACACTGTTAACGTCGCGGGATCCCCGCATCCGCTACATCATCTCCAACGCGCAGATCGTCTTCGGTGCAGAAGCGGCCGAAGCCAATGGTGCTACTGCGTGGGTGTGGAAAGCCTACCATGGGGAGAACCCGCACACCGCGCACATGCATCTATCGGTCTCGCACGACGACGCGCTGGCCGACGATACGCGGCCGTGGGCGATTGATGGGGCGGCGACGCCAGACCATCCGCCGCCGCCCCACACTGGCGAGGCGTGGCAGAGCGGCAAGGGCTCCTGGTACTCGCAATTCGTCGGAAAATATCGATGGGTTGACGAAGGCGACGAGCCCGGATCTGCGGCGCTCGGCGTGCCGGACGACTATCAGGGCATTGCCCTCTACGATCATTCGACGCTGGGCCATTGGTTTGAAGTCGAGGCCCCCAACGGCGTGAAGTCAATCGAGCAGCAGACTGACATAGGCCCCAATCCACGTACCGGACGAGCCATAGATATCAGCGCCGTCGCAGCTGAGCGGTTTGGCTACACGCCGCGCAACTTCCCGACCGATGGCGCGTTTCGCTGGCGGCCCGCGCCGGTCCCGCTCGGGCTCGAAGGACTGCCGCCGACGGACCAGGCCGAGCAGGTCTACCGACTGCGCGACCGCATGGGGCCGCTGCCGGATCCTCCGCCCGACCGACCGCCGATCACACCCGATCCCGCCGACGTCGACCCGCCTGATCTAGCCGCGATCCGCCGCGAGCTCGCCGAGCAGCGTGCAATGTTGGAGAAGATCATGAACCAGCAGCTTCAGCCGCAACCGCAATTTACCCAGGAGTTTTTCGACCGGCTGGCCGCATCGATGCGCGGCAACCCGCCGCCCGCGCCGCCGCCGCAGCCGGGCATCATCGATCTGCTCAAGCCGTTCATGTCCAAGACCAACCTCGGCATTGGCGGCCTGGTCATGACGATCCTCGGATCGCTCTATACGAAGACGCCGCTCAACTCCGATTTCATCATGACGCTGCTCACGATCTTCGGCGGCCTTGGTGGCATCGGCGTCGGCGACAAGCTGCGCAAGGCCAACGACGCGACGAAGCAGGTCACGGCCACGCTCGACAAGGTTCTCGCCAATCTGCCGAAGCAATAGGAGGCCCGCCATGCGCGAGGTCGCAACCATCATCGTCGACAAGCTCAACGTCCACCGCGTTCCGGGCGATCGTAAAACGGTCACCGAAGAGATCGTAAGGCGCGGAGGGCGGTACGACGTGCTCGAGCGCCACAGCGGGCTCAAAGCGAGCTGGTTGCGCATCGGCGACAGCCGCTGGATTGCCGAGCGCAACGAGTCCGGCGATGTGTTCGCGCGGATAAAGCGCGAGCCCGACCGGGCCGATTACATCACCCAGGACAGCAGCAGGCTGATGGCGCGCGCTTGGGCCGTTGGCGCCATCCTGTTCATTGTCGCCGTTGCCGGCGTCATCATCTTCGTTCGATAGGAGGTGGCCATGAATTTTCTGACCAACTGGAAAACCACCGCTCTCGGCATTGCCGCGATTCTGACCGCAGGCGGTCATCTGCTCTCGAGCGTCGCGGCGGGCGACTTCAGCTCGCTCGCGGTCGACGGCGGCGTGATCATCACGGGCGTGATGGGTCTAGTCGCCAAGGACGCCAACGTCACCGGCGGCACCACGCCGCAGTGATGCCAGAAGCATTCCAAATGATACTTGCGGCCGGCTCCGCGTTTGTTGGCGCGCTGGGAGGCGTAGCGATGCTAGCGTGGTGGCTCGCCTCGCGGTTCAATCGCGTCTATGAGCGGATTGCCGTAGTCAAAGAGGTGTTGAGCGATAAAATCGACGCACATGAGAAGCTCGATTTCGAGCGGTTTGAAGCGCAGAAGCTGGCTACGATGCGCCTCGAAATGTGGGCGCAGGGGCAGGGCAAGCCCCTGCACGGAATTTGAATGCGCGCGCTCATTGCCTGCATGCTCGCTCTGCTTGCCACAGCCGCACTCGCCCAGGAGCATCGGCATCCCCCACAGGACCAAGCGTTGCACGATCGGTTCTATTCGACGTGGATGCGGCCGAACAATCCGCATCAGTCTTGCTGCGATAAAAAGGACTGCTATCCGACGCAGTTCAAGATGGTCAACGGCCAGTGGTTTGCGCTGCGCCGGGAAGATGCGGAATGGATTTTCGTTCCGCCTGGCGTCCTCGAACATAATCGCAGGGATGCTATTCCGCGAGAGAGCCCTGACAGCGGCTCGCACGTCTGCATGCAACCGCCCAACCACGGCCGGGTGGTGTTCTGCGCGGTGCTTGGGATCGGCGGCTGACCGCCGATTAGGCAAGTACGGATCGGTGCGGTGCAAATCCGAATGTGAAACGGTTTCACTTTCGGATCATCGCTCCGTACCTCTCTTGTCTGCTGGCCGCTCTTTAAAGCGGCTTGCTAAATGCCACCCGCCGCAGAACGAGCAGGCATAGGCGCGGAACATCATGCTCGGCAGTGGCGGCTCAGTCTTGTAGCGCCGCTTCGTCGCGTACGATCGGCGCTCGAAGTCCGACAGTTCATTCCAATTTGCCGGCGCGTTCTTCATCTATCTGCGGCGGCGCCTTGTGCGCAGAATGCCGCGATCACTTTCGGGATCGGATTCGATCCGTTCATGTCGTCCCAAGCAAGTACTCGCATACTCTCGCCGATCTTCCCGCGAGCCTCCTCGATGCATGAGCCAAGGTCACCGCGCGGCTCGATGCCGATCGCAAATGGCGAATAGATCACCACCAAGATGAGAACCGCAGTCGCCGTCATTTTCTGTTCTCCCCAGATTGCCCATCTGCTCGCTTGCGCTGTTCGGCCTCGATTTCTTGTAGAGCCCGCTCCAGATCGTAGCGAGAGACGCGCCCATATTCGGCGTCTTGCTCAAGCGCGCTCCGCAAAAACAACACAGCATCCGCTAAATGGTCGTTTTCCATGGTCGCTCCGTTCTTCGCTTATCGGCGTATCGACTCGCGGGCCTCGCGCTGTTCTGTGCGGCCATGATCGCCGCGAAGCATCTGCGTCATGAATTCGGTGTCGGCGCAATCGCAGCAGAGATCAAGCTCGGCATCATCACAGCCCCAGCCACATTCGATGCAGACCGGGAAACCGGTAGCCAGGGCCTTTGCGGCATCGTCTTGGCGATCCATTTCCATGAGGTTCATTCGGGTATCTCCCTTCGATCAACTCCGTCCTTCAGGTATCTGCTCGCCGACGAAACACGAGTCGGCCGCCTTCTTTAAAGATGCTGCCATTCTTGAACGACAGAACCTCAACGATTTTGGTGGCCGGCGGCTCCCATAGCCGAGCGCCACAGCGGCAACGCAGTTCTGTTCCAGAAGCGTCGTCGTACATCACCTCGGCAAAATCGTGGGTATGTCCTTCGATCATTCTTTCTGCTCCCCACTCTCACCGCCTGCAGGCGCCGCCGGCAGCGGCATCCAAAAATCCCCGGAATCATAATCCCACTCACGGAACCGTTCTATCCTTTCGCGGCGAACTTGCCGCTTGCCGGAAGCGTGTTGCGTTTCGCTCTCTACCTCCCATCCATGCGAGGTGCTCCACATGAATTTGCCGACCTTGTACGGCTGGTCTTCCCATGGAGCATAGAGCAGCACCCAAGTATTTTCGGGGCAGGTCTCAATTGGTTGCCAGCCGCTAAGCACAGTCATCGCTTGTCATCCTCACCGTCTGCGCGGCGAACAAGCACCTTCTCGACGCCCCATTTATGCTTGCTGCCGGGCTGATACGAGTCCCGCTTCTCTCTCGCGACCGTTCGCGTGATCCAGATGCTATAGAGTTCGCCATTGCGAGTGAGCGCCCAAAAGACTTTCTCGTCGCCGCGCTGAGTCATCGTGTAGGCGCCTCTCTGATCAAGCGGCGGACCTCGGCGGATGCCACGTCGTCGGCCTCCTCCTCGGACTTGCCGGCAGCAATGTGAGACTTCTTGCGAAGCTCAAACAGCGCCGTCCAGGTATCACGCTCTGCTTCCGCTCGTTGCTGTGTCATCGTTTGTGGGCTCCATGGTCGGCAATCGCCGCCGAACAAAGCAGGGTCACATCCGTTTTCAAGGCGTGCCCCAACTTGCAGAGCGTTTCGATTGTCGGGTTAACCGACACGCCGCGTTCCAAATCCCAAACATGAGCCTTCGAGATATCGGCAGCCGTAGCAACATCCTGCAAGGATAGCTCTTGCTTCTTTCGAAGACACTTCAGGATTTCGCCAAGGCAACTCATGCTTGAGTGCGAGCCGCTTCGAGGGCATCCAGGATCGCGCGCACATGGTTGCCGTTTGCTCCCATATATCCGGCATAGCGATCTGGCACGTTGATGTCCCACTTTTTGATGCATTGCCATACGGCCTCGAACTCTGGCGATTGCAACATCTCTGGCGTGGGGTCAGGCCACGGGATCGGATTGGCCGGCTCGCCGTCAGCAATGATCCTCGGGGATAGGGCGCCGTCGCCCTTCTTCATCAAATCGCCGTTTGGGTTCATGGTGTTCTTCTCCTGTCAGCAGTTGTGATGTCTGCGCGCCTATGGCTTGGCGGGGCGCTTGCGCCGCTCCTCGGGGCTATCGATCGACATGGTGCGATTGCAGCACTTCGGCCAGCCGTGGCGCAGGCATTCCGCGCTGTCCACCTGTTGTGTTGTGCCGCAGTTATGACACCAGACTTGGTTCCGCGCCATCTGCGGGCTTGACATGGCCATGTCTTGATACATCGCTTTGAAGTTCGGGAGCTTGAACATTGGTCCATACCTGTTTGTGCGCCCTGCGGGTTGACACTGAGCCCCCGCAGATTCCGGGTCTTTCACCTTGTGACCCCGTGTCTGGGTGGTGCACTTTTCCATTCCGCAAACTACTTGTCCTCTCCTATCTGCTCCGCAAACGACGCATCGGCGGGCTAGTCCGCGACGAAATAGTTCGCGCGCCGCAGCGCCTCGTCAAAATCAACCTTTTCGTCGCTTGAATATAGTTCATCGGAGACGTGGCCGAAATCGCCAGCGACTTCTTCGCCGGCCCCGAGCAGCCGCTTCAAAGCGCTCTCGAATTCGTACGCCTTCAGGCTGTGTTCGTGGGCGAGCGTGAACAGGCCAAGCGCCTTGAGGTACGTGTCTCGGGACATTTTTTTGATCTCTATGCTCATTTTCTCCGCTCCTCCATCACCTTGTCGGTAACGATACGATCTTGGCCTCCTGCGGCTTCGGCAGCAGGTCGGTCTCGGCTAGGCGTTCGACCAGCGGACGCCCATCGCTGGTCAGCATGTGAGGCATAAACACTGCCTCGAACGAGAGTATGCCGCACTCGACCGCCGTCACCTGTCCCTTGATCCAGTCCCGGAGGATCGAGTTGACCGCGACGTGACCCTGCCGAAGGGCGGCCTGTTCATGTTCCTGGCGCGTCCCTCGACGGCGATGGGTCCATGGGTTTTCCTTTAGGAACATGGCGGCCCATCCCTTCGCCGACGCCCGAAGCTGGATCGGCCGGCCGCGGTGGGTGAAGGCGAGCAGGATTTCATGCTTCTCGAAGTCGTCCATGAACCCGACCGACTCGCACCCAAAGCGGCGCAAAATTTTGGTGATCTCATCGCGCGCCGTGGCTCCGCTCGTCGCGCCTGCGTAAGGCGTACCCATCTGTTGCTCCCTGCGTCCCTATTGGTCCCGTGCGCCTGCCGATGACTGTTTCGACTCAACGATATCAATGGCCCTGATCACTTGGTCGAAGTGTGCCTCACTCGCCACGGATAGCCCGATCGAGGTCCGCCGCTTGCTCGGTGATGATCGCCCGGAAGGCCAGATCGTGCGGCCGCTGTTCCAGCAGGATCAGGTTGCTCGCAAGCGCGCCGGCTCGGCGTCCGAGGCTTGGGCGCCACTTCGCAAGCCGATATAGCTTCTTCCAGGTTTCACGGACTTCGCGGCTGACCTTCATGAACGCCTCCCTTATGGATCAAGCAGTTATGGTATTTACGACCTTGACGAAAACTCCAACTAACCCATTGAACTGACAAACACATGCCCGTGAGTGTTCGTCATTGGTGTTCATCATTCCTTCCGCGAAGCTACGCGCTTCGCCGCCGCACGTCGCGACTGCTCGGTCAGGTCACGCAGATATATCCGGTTCGTGCTCGCCTCCGAATGCGTGAGCAGCGCCATGGCTTCCTCGGTCGTTGCCCCAGCCTCATAGGCTTCGGTATTGGCGCCGGCCCGTGCATCCATGTTCCACACCGTATCCGGGATGCCGGCCTTGCGCGCGATCAGCCGAAAGTAGTGGCGACACTGCTCCTCGGTCGGCGGCAGGCCCGTGCGGGTATTGATGACGATCGGGCCAACGCGACGCTCGGGCGGTATCTTCGCCAGCTCGGCCTCGACATCGGGATAGTCGGCGATCGCGTGGACCGCGACCAGCTCCGACGTGAACATGGTTTTCGAGATGAGCTTGCGGAGGATGCCTTGGGCGTCGATGTGTGCCCAGGTCAGACCGTCCCGCCAGATGCGCTTGCCACGGCGGATGCCGTCCGTTCCGAGTTCGTCGTTGATCCATTCGCCGATCACGTCCCGCCGGCGCAGCCCGCAGAATTGGAGCGTGAGGCAAAGCCCCATCCACCCTAGATCCAACGCCTCAGCGGCTTCGCGAAAGGCCACGACCTGCGGGTAGGTCAGGCGTTCCTTGCGGCGATTGCCGGCCTGGAATTTCGCCTCCCGGAGCTCGGCGCGAAGGATGCGGCACTCCGCGATCCGCTTGGTTGCCCCGAAGGACAGGACCGCCTTGAGAACGTTGATCGTGTAGTAGGCCCAGCCCTTCGACTTGGCCTCGACAAGCTCCTTGTACCAGCGGCGCACGTCCGAGCCGTCCACGGCGTCGATGCGGCGGGCGCCCTTGTGCTTCATGAGGATGGCCATGGTCTTGCTGTAGGTCCGCGCCGCAGCCGGCCGCAGGTCATGGTAGGGCGAATCCGGGTGCGTCTCGTAGAACCGGACCAACGATGCAAAGGTGCCATCGTAAACACTCGGCGATCGTCGGCCGGCCGATGACCAGGCAAGCATCTCGTCCTGTAGGGCACGGCAGCGCGCGGCCAAGGCCGGGTCACCCGGGGAGTAGTGCAGCCGAACCGACTTCGGGCGATAGCCGGCCTTTACGAGGTCGCGTCGGGCCGTCCAGTAGGCAACCGATGCACCGTTGCGACGCTTCCGCCAGATCAAACCCGGTGTGCCCGTCATGCTCCCCTCCCAAATTCTCCGAACGTTTTTTCAGCGGCGCGGCAATATGCTTTGTGGGCTGTTTCAGGATCGGCAAAATATCCGAGATGCTTCTGCCTGTAATTTAGAGTGATGCGCGCTTGCCATTGACCATTCCGGGGCTCGAAACGCACCCACTTGAAGCCCGATCTATTGTTTTGGAAGATCGCTCTATTGGCGTGATTTTGTGATTTTGTCGCGGCTCGAAGGTTCGACCACCGATTGTCGGATTTGCTCATGTTTATGTGGTCGATATGATTTGGTGGCCACTCTCCCGTCATGTACAGCCAAGCAAGACGATGTGCCGCGTAGTGGTGCCCGTTAAGTTCAATGTGGATGTAACCTCGATAGTGAAGGCTACCAGCCACTTTGTTCCACATGCGTCGTCGCATGTTGCCGCTTGGTCGCCAAACAAATACGCCGGTCATCGGTTCATAGGAAAGATATTGCTTGAGTTCTGCTTGGGTGATTGCTTCCCCTTCTTTGGTTCCGGGCATGTCTCGCCTCCATCCTGTTTTCCGAGTTTTCCCGGTTCGACTGTAGCGATGCCGTGGCGCACGCGGAACCAGAGTTCAACCGCCGGCCAATATCGTCCACCGAAACGAGGATCGATTTCCGGCAGACCTTCGCGCTCGAGCCCCTGCGCCAGCGCCTTCCATTCATCCAGCCGGTTCGGCCCGAGCACTTCGCGGGCGATCTGGGCCTCGGACGGGTACAGGGGGAGATCACTCACGCTGCTTATCCTTCTCTCCGCTCCGCATTGTCACAGCCGCAGCCATATTCCTCCCGGCATCGCTTGGCGCTGAGTGAACTGTCATAGGGACAGCGCCAGCAACTCCACAGCCGCCAGAGCGGCGGTGCATAAGCGTAGAGGAAAGCGCCAACCGTTCGCATCGGTTCACTCTTGAGGTGTTTGCGGTGCGGTCATCGGCGGAGATCATCAATCATTCGACGCCAAACATCAGTGCGCTCGCGCTCTAAGCTTTTGAGCCGATCGCAAGCCTCTCGCCATGGAGCATAGGTCCGATCGCATTCGGCCTTGGCATCATCAATGGCCTTCGTCAGATCATTGAAGCGCTGTTTATCCTGATCTTGGATCACGGCTTGTCGCTCCGTACAGATGCGGTTTGCGGCGTGTCAGGAAACAGGTCGGCGAGCAGTGCCTCTGGGCCGCGTCCGGTCCTGATCGACGATCGATAGTTGTCGAACTTGGTAAACTTCCAGAACCGGCCGTTCACCCATCGCTGCACAGCCATTAATTCGCGATGCGTCCAATCGAACCGGACGTGCGGCTTGCGCTCTAGTGCATTGAGCTTCATGTACGGCTGCGCGTAGGGCTCGCCGCCGTGCTCGATCACGAACATGATCCGCGCCATGCACTCAGCAAAGGGCTCGTTGCCGATCAGCGTGTAGACCTGCTTTCGCCGCGGGGAGTAGTCCTTAAGCATCTCAAGGACGCGGAGAACGTCCCCGACCTCGCCCCACTCATCGAAGGCAAAGCGCCATGGTCCTTTGTTGATCGGCGCCCATCGTGCCAGCACCTCATCGTCGAATGTCTTCGGCTCAAAGCCCGAATTGGCATCGAGGAGCGGCACGCCGGCCGCTTGATAGCGCGCGACGATGTGGTCCTGATAGTCGCCGGGCAGGCCGGACAGATTGTTGTCGCACAACACCGGCCGCGGGACAAAATCGGGCAGGAGAGTGAAGGCGCGACCCTCCATCTTCGGCACGATGCAGAACCAGCAGCCGACCGGGCAGCCGCGGCTCGCAAAGGTTGCCATCGGATTGTGCCGGGCGATCGCGTCGGGGTAGTCGCCGCCGATCTCCGCCACGTCGGCCAGGAAGTGCTTGCGGGTGAAGATGCCGGGGCCGCCAGCGCGGACCTTAAAACCGGCTTGGCGATACCAGCACGCGCGGGCAAAGGCGTCATTGAGCCGCCACGTGAACGCGACCGACAGATATGCCGTATCGTCGTCCGTCCACTCGGCGAGCCCGTTGACCCAGTGCCCGGTCGGTCTCACTTGTCGTCGCTCCCCAAAGCGGTGGTCTGTGTGCCTGCCGCGAAAAGCGTTCCCTGCGAGCGGGCTTCATCGATCGCGGCGCAGGCCTGCGGATTGATCCAAAGGACCTCGGTACGCGGGCGCGCGCCATCGGCATGCGCTGCCGTTTCAACACGCCGCCAGGCGCTCAGCGCGCGCTCGTACAGCGGCGCCGGATAGCCGGACAGCACAACCATCCCGGATAGTTCTTGCAGCGCATCCAGGAGGCGCGCATGGGCGGCGTCGTCCAGTTCGTGGCGGTACATCCGGTATTTCAGATCATACTTGTTCGCCGGCGAACGGGTTTCAGCCATGTAGGGCGGATCGACATAATGTAGCGTCTCGGGGCCGTCATGCTGGCACATAACCGCCGTTGCATCTCGGTTCTCAATCACAACGCCTTGGAGCCGCGCCACGAGCGCCAACATGGCTTGCGGGTAGTTGGCCCAATCGGCGGCCGGCGTTGTGCCAGAGCGATTGCTGTTGGCTCGGAAGCCGGTCGATCGGCCATTGTGGGCATTCGATCCAAACCCCATGAACGAACGGACGACCAGGCGCCGCGCCAGTTCCACGGGATCGCTGGAGGCCTCGCCCAATTCCCGGCCGCATTCGAATTCAGTGCGAGCGAATGGGGTCAATAGAAGCTGCGCGTGAAGTTTCGCCGATAAGGCCTCATCTCGCAGTACGCGGAACAGATTCACAGCCCAGTCGTCCAGGTCATTGTAGATTTCGGCATAGGCCCGTGGCTTGCGCATGAGGACGGACGCCGCCCCGCCGAACGGTTCCACATAGACCCGGTGCGGTGGAAAGTTGCTGATGATCCATGGCGCAAGCTTCCACTTGCCGCCGTGCCAGCGTAGTGCGGGGCGGGTGGGCTCGGTCATTCGCCGCTCCGCACTGGAGGGGTGAGCGCGTCTATCACGAATTCGACGACGCTCTTAACATCGACGCCCATGGCGAACATGAGTGGACGGTCTTTGAGGGCGGCAGCAATTGGGTTGTCGCGCACGCGTTCATCGCCCCCTCCGAAACAGGGGAATTTTTCCTTCACCGCAGCGACTATCTCGTCGGTTGTCATTTCTGGTCACTCCGCAGAGCAGAAGTCGGCGGCGCTGGCAGCGGCATCCAGTGCGTGAGGTAGTGCAGATGCAGATGCGATGGCGTATCTGCTCGGCGAGCGCTTTTTAGAATGCTGCCGCGAACGACAAACGGGGATCGGTCGTCGCCTACTCCGCAGACAAGGAAGAAATCATCGTCCCCCAGCGGGGCCGTCTCGATCGGTTGCCACTCAGTCATCGCTCCGTACCCCTTTGGTCTGCGGCTCGCCGAGGAGCGCAGCAAGAAATCTCTGGCTGCGCTTAATCTCGGCCTCGCTGTAAGGACAGGCCTTCGCGTTCCTGTCCATCTGCGAGCAATAATCGAGCTTCCAATCGAAATCGCATTTCGATTCGTCGCCACCGCAGTATGGACAGGGCTCAGTCACGTCCGTGGCGTCCCGTCCGGCAACCGCGTGATAGCGATGTTGGCCCACATAGCGTTGGAGCGGTGACCGCGGATCGTGAAGGTCTTGTCCGGCCCGTCGGGAAGCTCTGCCTCCAGCACGTCGCCGTAGACCTTCGCAGCGGCTCTGACGCGGGCCATCCGCGCCATCTGTTCGTCAGTCGGCTTTAGGTACTCGTAAGTCGAAGCATGCATTCTCGTTCTCCGTTGGTTGTTACTTGGTACGCAGATCAATCATGTGCTGAGCGTAATTCCAGATCGCCGCAGAAACTCTTTCAGTTCCTCGTCATTCGGCCAGCGACCCTTTTGATACCGCTCGCCCAACATTGCTTGCCCGATAGAGCGGAGTTCGCTTTCCGGCAGGCCATTGAGATGCGGTCGGAGAATATCGGCGGCTTCTCCGATCTCGCCCTGAATTGATTCCAGGATGCCCATTGCCCTGCTCCTATCTGTCCGCACATTCCGTACCTGTGGTCTGCATCAGCGAGCAGACTTGTTGTCAGTTCGCTTCGGCCGCCGCGTCCTGCATCAGCCCGCGGAGCTCGTCTCCGATAGCGTTGATTTTCTTTTTTTCGGCAGCGCTGCGGCCTTTGTAGAACGTCGCAAACACCGCATCGCCGCGTTGTGCGGCCTCGCGCGCCATGTCTTCGATCGTCATTGTGTTCGGCGCGGTGACGGCCCCTGCCGTGGCAATTGGCGGTTCAGCAGCAGGGGCCGTGTCCGCCGCGTCTCCGGTCGGGACCTCGATGACCTCTCCGGTCTTTTCGTCGTGCGCCTCAATGGCATTCGGCGCGGGCTTCGGCGGCGTGCGCGGCGCGTCTGCAATCGCCTGATCCATCTCATCGCCGGTGTAGAGCCCGGACAATTCCTGCGGAAATGCCTTGCGCAAGGCGAGCGCCTCGGCACACTTCGCAATCATCACGTCAGACATCGCCATCCACATACGGGTAAGGTTGCCCTCTTTGTTCTTCTGCGCGTAAGAGGCAAACCGTGCGATGCCCCAACAAGGCTCCTTGAAATCGGTTCGCAGCACGCCGACCTTGACCGCCACCGGCGGCTTGGTATCGAGCCAAACGTCGCTCCATTCGCCATCGGCGCCGCACCAGAACGGCCCGACCTGCCCAGCGTATTTGCCGGTGCGCTCGGCGATCAGCCGAAAGCCGTCGATCGACGTCTGGATGCCCATGACCTCGCGGCGCTGTTGGCTGTCCCAGCGCTTGATCGCGTAAATCTGCCGCGCCAGCGGGTCGAGGCCGGTGCGCTCGGCCTGATACATGAACAAGCGCAACTCGTCGTCGCTGGCGCCCTTGCAAATGGTGCGCTTGATCAAGTCGACCTGATCGGGATTGAACCGTGACGCGGCGGCGATTGTCTTGCTCTTGGTCGGAACCGGAACGTTCATGACGTGGCCTCTCGCAGGGATAAGCGACCAGCGCGGTCGCGGGTGACTTGAACGCCGTGCCCGTGACACTTTTTGGCATCGGCGGGAACGATGGACTTGAGAACCTTTTCGGCATCCTTGCAGAGCTCGGCGCCGGCCTTGTTCGCCAGCCAATCGGCGGCGCTTGCGGCCCACGAATTGTTGCCGGCAAAATCGTAGACCTTGCTCGCGTCGATTGGCGCGGCAATAGGATCCAGCGCGACCGGTGGGCGGCGCCTCTGCACACATTCCATGAATGCGACAGCGCGCTCGATCATCTCGCCCGCGTAGTCGTCGTCGGCCTCGATATATTCGACGATCGGCTCGTTGGCGCCCATGATGACCGACAGCCCGCACTGCTCGGCGCCGGTGACTACCATCTGCCACTGCATTTGCGGCTGATAGCGATCGATGATGACCTCGAGCGGCTCGCGTCCGCCGACGTGCTTACATTCGACCGGACAGCGCAGCGTCTCGTCCCAACCGTCGAGCGTCGCCGCAGCCCAGCGCAGCGTCGGATGTACGACCACCTCGCCGCGCCGAGTGACCAACGAGCCTTTGCGTTCGTACCAATCGAGTTGCAGCGCCTCGGTGACAGTGCCGAGTTGAACAGCCCAGACGTCGGACAGGTCCTCAGGCACTGCATCGCCGATGAACTCAAGATAGAGCTGCATGATTTTGGCGGCGTCTCCGGTCATCAGGCAGGCGACCCGCGACGCGGTAAGCTTCCCGGCGCGAGCTTTGATTTGGTCGGGGCTAAGCATGCTGGCGATGCCCTATGATGGCCGCACAATACGTGGGGGTATTGCGGGCAAGGCGCCGGATCATCCGCCGGCCGCGATCCGCCAGCATCACCGTTCGGTGCCGTGAGCCGGTACGCCGAACCAGCCGCAGCCGCATCAGGTAGTAGGCCGTGGCTTCCGGGATGGCGATTGACGGTGCCTCAAAAGCGAGACGGAGCACCGCTGCCCGGCCCGCTGGGGTCAGTCGATTCATGGCGGGCACACCAAGCAGATGGCCACGACCACGGCGATCAAAGCCGGCAGGGTGAGAAGCGCGCTGGCGACCATCACGCGGCCCTCACGAGCGCATGGCCGTAGCGGATTTGGCGAACGCTGATGTCGCTCAGCGTGATGAAAAAATCGAAGGCCGTGGCGCCCGGAAGGATGCTCGAGTCGGCCTCAAACCGTTGGTAGAGCGTCTGCCAGCGCTCGTATTCGCGATCCAGGAACCGGCGGCGCGCGGCGTCGTCGGTCAGTGTGGCGAGGTGCGCGTCAAGCCTTGTGCGATAGCGGTTGCAGGCGGTATCTTGTGCAGCCATGTGGCCCTCCTAAAAATCAGGAGGGCATTATTAGGACATTCCGTCCTACGTTGCAAGGACTATTTGTCCTAAGCCGCAACTTTCTTTTCGCGTGGCTTTCGCCGCTTCCGCCGCTTGGGCAATGGCTCTACGGCCGGGCCCGCGCCTTTTCCGGTCACCAGCCAATCAATCGAAACGCCGGTCGATAAACAAAATCGGCCGATCAGATCGTGAGGCATGAGCCGCTCAGTTTCGTACCATTTGTAGGTATCTTGTTCGATCTCAAGGACCGTGCATAAATCTTCCTGGGCCTTGAAGCGCAGACGGCGAGCCGCGCGCACGCGTTCGATAAACGCCCGTTCATATTCGTTCAGGTCCTTCCCTGTCATAAGGACAGTTTGTCCGGGAATCTTCCCACAATCACGGGACAGAATGGGCTTGCAATTTAGGACGGAGTGTCCTAGAGACGGCTCCATGGTTTCAAGCTTCCGAGAGATCGTGGACTTGTGGGATTCGCCCGAGGCGCTGGCGGCCGAGCTCGGCGCTGGCGTCTGGGCTGTTCGCAAGTGGCCACAGAGGCGGATGATCCCTGCCGAATGGTGGTCGCCGCTGCTGCGCACAGAGACTGCGCGCAAACATGGGTTGACCGCTGAGCTTTTGGCGGAGTTGGCGGCGCGTGAGCCTTCCGAGGCCGGCGCATGACGCGGAAACTTGAGAATGGTTGCGATCGTAACCTCCCGGAACAACGCCACTATTCCGAGAAATGTCGCACACCTGACACATTCTCGCACGCGGTAATTGTTGCATCGCTACCGATATACCGCGCGATGGTATCATATGCTGTGGAAAACTCCAGCAGGGGTATTGACCTACTTTCCCCCGTGGAACTTTCCGGCAATTCCCGCGCAGCCATAGCAATTTTCGTCTCGGCGACGATGGTGCCGGCGGCTCGACGGTCAGTACGCGATACACCGTCGTCGGCCGCCGGCCTTCCGCTGCGTCATCGTCATCGGGGGGCGGGGGACACAGCGAAATCTGTCGGTAGCGTAGTGGGGGCGTTCTCATGTTGCAGCGAGTTGACCGCGGTTCCGTCTGCGGAACCACGGAAATCGACGGACAGTTTCGTCCGGGCACTGACAAAATTGTCAGTCGAAAGTTCGGAGCGGTCGCGAAAGTGCTGTGGCCGCATAAGACCGCGGCTCACATCGCGGCCATCGGCAAGATCAGTGAACGACACGCAGCGCGCATCATAGCCGGCGAATTCGAAGCGCCGGCCGCGATCCTTGCTGCCGTCATCGTGGAGATCACGCGAGCGTAGTTGCTGGTTGCTTTGCGTTCCCGTCTCCCATCCTCGAGGTCGCAATGGCAACGCGATTGGTGCACGGCGTCTATGTGCCGGCCGATGTTGGTGAGCAACCATTCCGGCCCGCGCTCGAACCAGCGCGCGCCCGCGGACTCAAACGATCAATTGAGAATGCTCATACTGTGAGCTGTCCGGCTGACGCCCCAGACCTTGCTTGGATTGTCCGGTTCAAACTGCCATTTTCGTGGGCGGCCTCTAAAAACTCTACTTATGGACGCGCTGCTACGCGCCACAAGCGACCATTTCTTCGGGCTGCGGCAAGGGGTTATCGAGATGCGATAACGCTTCTAACCAGGCAGGCCATGAAAGGTATTGATCTAAAGCAGGACAAGCTCTGGATCGACATTTTCGTCGAAAAGCCGCAAAATAAAGGCGACGCCGTCAACGTTCTTGATCTGGTCTGTGATGGCATCAAGGCTGCGATTCCGCTCGACGATCGATGGTATTCGATTCGTTGCCTGGATTGGTCGATTAACAAAGTTAATCCTCACCTTTTCATTGGTTTAGCTCAAGAAGTAGGGGCATCTAATTCAAAGGCTTGTAGCTATTGTGGGACAATCAAGGAACTGCACGAATTTACAAACGACAGGAAGGGTAGGCAGGGCAGGGGAAATATCTGTGTAGAATGTCGGGCTCCTAGTTACGCGAAAGGCCCAAACAAAAAATATCGGGTGCCCGCATGAAACTTCCCCGCGTCACTGATCACGCCGTACTGCGCTATCTCGAGCGGGTCAGGCGCGTGGATATTGCAGGCATCCGCCGACACATCGCCGAACTCTGCGCCCCAGCAGCCCAAGCCGGGTCGATCGCACTTCACGCTGAAGGCCATAAATTTGAGATGGATCGCAGGGGAACCGTCGTCACGGTTGCACCTCATTCCGGAATGCCGAGCGCAAGCAAGCGCCGGTTGGTGGAGGGCGCATGACCTGGGACGACGAGCTGATCGGGAAAATCGTGAAGCTGCAAGGCGACGGGCTGTCAGCAACCATGATCGCGGCCGAGCTCGGCCGCGACGTCACCAGGTCGATGGTGCTGGGAAAGTTGTTCCGGCTCGGGCTGTCGAGCGGCCTCGGGCTGAAGGGGCCGAGGCGGAATCCGGAGGTCAAGGCCCAGAAGGTGAGGCGCCGTCGCAAGCGACGGCCAGCCGAGCGCTTCCTCGCCGTCGAGCCTAAGGCCGAGCCGCTGGCGCTGACCGACGATGTGGATGATCTCGCTACCCCGATCAAGCAGCGCAAGACGCTGCTGGAACTGGAGAACTGCCACTGCCGCTGGCCGATCGGCGAGCCGCGCGATCCGGGATTCTTCTACTGCGGCGCGCCCGAGGCCGATGTGTACGCAGGCGTACCGTACTGCCGTACGCATACCGAACGCGCACGCGGCAGAACCATACGCTATTCGAACGAAGAGCATGCGCGGCGCGTACGCCAAGCGCGCAAGAACTATCAGGCGAGGACGGCGGCTTGAACGGACAGAGTGGTTGCGTAGCCGGCGTAGCTGTAGCGGCGCATCCAGGGTGTGAGCGCCCGCGTAAGCGGGAGAGCTAGCTCGGATGGATGCAGTGGTAAATGCCGAGTCTGACTGATCGAGGCGGCCCGAGTAGGGCACGGCGCAACGACGCACGCTCAAGATCGGACAGCTCTCCCTGCCCTGCACGGTCCAACTCCGTGGGGGTAAGGGGGTGCTGGCCTGCGACATCCGAGGAAGAACTTGTAGCGAAGAACAGACATCACAGGCCGAATGAAAATAGACTTCGACATGCTCGAAAAGCTCGCGGCCGCCGGCGCGACGGCGCAGGTGATCATCGAGCTTTGGCGCCAGCATGAGGCTGAAAAGGCGCCAAAAAGAGCGCGCGAACGTGAGCGACAGAAGGCAAGACGAGCCAACAAACAGCAACAACCGGCAACAAATGGCAACATCGGGCAACAACAGGCAACACCATCGCAGACCGCAGAGAAAGAACTCTACGCTCTGGGCAAGCGCCTGATGGGGCGCAGCGCCGGCGGCCTGATCTCGTCGCTCATTCGCCATCACAACTACGATCTCGCGGCGGCGCGCCGCATGGTCGACACAGCGGCCACCAAGAGCGACCCGCGCGAATATGTGGTCGCATCGATGCGGAGCAAAAATGGCGCAGGAAATCCAACCATGGCGGCCTTCGACGACCTTATCGCTCGAACAGAAGGCGGAACAGTCGAAGACGATTCTAGCCTTGTCGACGTCACCCCGCGCCGCTCTTGAGGCGGCAAAAAAGCTCGTAGGGCAGTGGCCGCACGCCAAGCCCGCAGATCCGGAGACGTATGCGGCTGCGCTCGCCGCCGTCCTGACGCAGTACCCGCTCGGTCTCGTCGAGGAGTGCGTCGACCCACGCCGTGGCCTGTCTCGCTCGCGTGAGTTTCCGCCTACGATCTCATGCCTGGTCGAATGGTGCGACACGCGGCTGGATTGGCATCAGAAGCTGGCGGCGTACCGGCCCATTGCGGAGAGACCGCCCGAGCCCCACTACAGCGACGAGCACCGGGCAACCATGCTACAGCGGTTGTCCAAGCTGATGCACGATGTCTTCGACACGAACGTCACATCGAAGGAGCCGGCGGCATGACCCAAACCCGTGTAGTGCGTTTCTTCCTCAAGCCCAACGGCGAGCACTGGCTCGACCTCCCGCTCGGCCCCAATCAGACCATGCAGCAGATATTCTCGCTGATGAAGTACGAAGGCGCGATCGTGCACGACCTGTTCATCATGCCGCAGGACGCGCTGCTGTACGCCGGGATGCTGATTTTCGAGAACGGCCAAGCGACCAAGCCGCTCGACAAACTCTCGCCGACGCTGACGGTGGTGCCATTCCCCGGAGTGTTTGGTGTTCCGCCGAAGCCGGACGATCCACCCGGCGCCTAGCCCAGCATCACCACCACGGCGTCGAGCGCGCGCTGGCGGTCCTCCTGCGACAGCGGCTCGAGCGCGCCGGCAATAGCCGTCACCGCGCCGCTGACCGCCTTGACCGAGTTCGTCGACGGCAACCCGCCCGTCATCGCATCGGCAACCTTGCGCGCCCGCCACGCTACGGCCCGCTCCCGCGCCCTGGCCTTGCGCTCGTCCGGCGTCTGCTTGCGCGCGTCAGGCGGCCCGACAGGCCGATCGCCCGCGACGCCGCCGTTGCCCATAATCGGTGGGGCCTTCACCGGCGTTGCCGCCCGCAGCGGGAAGTGAACAGGCGCGGGCGCTTCGTCGCTCATCGTGATGCTCCTGCCACGATCCCATAGTACACCCCGAACGCCACCCACAGCAGCAGCCCAATGATTACCCAGCTCATTTGCCACCCTTCAGCTTGGCCACCGCGCGCTCGGCCCGCGCATCCAATTGCAGGAGCAGCGGCATATTCACCGGCTGACCGTACGCCGCACGATGCCGCATATCCTCAGCAGCCACCACAAGCTCGGCTGCACGCCGCACTGCACGAACATCGTCGCTGTACTCGCTCAGATCAGCAAGCGCGCGCCGCAGCCGACGCGTACGCAGCGCGCGACCGTCGTCGTACCGCTCTATGAACCGAGGACCGCCGTTTGCCGTCGAGAGACCCATCACCAGAGCTACCTATCGACGATGCATCAATGGGTTACGCAGGGGATGAATAAGGCGCCCGCTCCCCCTCTGTCCAGCCCCTCGGCTAGGACTTTATCCCTAGGACCCCTCGCTCCGCACATGCCCCATATGCGCGTAATCACACCTAAGCCGTTGATATCGTTGATGCTAGACAGTCATCGGGGCTGCGAACGCCCTCGTTTCCGACCTCGCCAGGCGCCGTTTCGAACTCGGGAATGGCCCGGGCCACCAGGACGGGTCTCAACTTTTTCGGCCCCCGTCCCGAAATCTGCGGCCGATTTTCGAATTTGACTGATTCGCGGGTTACGGTTCTCGACCGGAAGGAAGGAAGTAAGAGGTGGTTGCGCGCGCGAGACCGCATATCGGTCGTTTTCTCCTGCGCTGCTTCGCAGTCAAGGGGGGGTCTCAAGATGTTGATTTATCGAAAGAACATTAAGGCAATTCTGAAAATATTCCATAATACATTGTGGCATTGACGCCATAATCTTCCAACTGATTTGCATTTTCGGCAACATTCTTGCGTTGACGCGGCGGGTTCTGGGTGGGATGTGTCGGGCGTTTAGTGAGGCCTCCCTGACTTGGGCCGGGGGCGGGTGTCCCGGCCCCTTTTCCCCTGGGTGTCATGCTGCGGCAGCTTGTCGTCTACGGCTTCGTGGTTTTCGCCTGCTGGGCGATCGTCCAGGCATTCTGGCAAGTCGGGGGCGGTGGTGGTGACCCTCATCATCCCGGGCACAATCAGCGTCACGGGCCGTTCTGATGGCATCCGACAAAGAGGCGCTGCTGCTGCGGCTCGGGACCAATCCCCGGCTGGCGCATCAGGCGCTGTTCGAGCACCGGCATCCGCAGGCGACGCCGCCGTTTCATTTCGAGATCATCGACGCCTGGCACTCCGACCGGCCGCGGATCGTGACCGAGGCGTTCCGCGACGCGGCGAAGTCGACGATCATGGAGGAGGTTTTCGTTATCCGGGCCGCGTTCCAGAAGTTCGGCAACGGCATCGTGATCGGCGCCAGCTATGAGCGCGCGGTCGAGCGGTTGCAGGCGATCAAGTTCGAGCTCGAGACCAACGAGATGCTCGAGCACCTGTTCGGCGACCTACGCGGCCCGACCTGGGGTGAAAGCCATCTGGTGCTCAAGAACGGGGTTTCGATCCGGGCGTTCGGTTCCGGCCAGTCGCTGCGCGGGTCGAAGCACCACGAGAAGCGGCCGGACTTCGGGCTGATGGACGACCTCGAGGACGAGGAGACGGTGCGGACCCCTGAGGCACGGCGCGATCGGCTGCGCTGGCTCTACCGCACCGCGCTGCCGGCGTTTGCCAAGCACGCGCAAATCCGGCTCATCGGCAACCGGCTCGACAGCGATGCGGTGATCGTGCGGGTGGCGAAGGATTCCGGCTGGTATCACCAGCGCTATCCGATCATGTACCAGGCCAACTCCGGGGAGGAGCACGACGACCTGCCGCCGGGGAAGTGGGTGCCGATGTGGCCCGGCAAGTACCCGCTGGCCTGGATCGGCGAGAAGCGTATGGAGTACGTACGCCAAGGGCTCTTATCGGATTTCAACTGCGAATACCTGTGCGAGGCCGAGGACCCGGCGGTGAAGACGTTCCGCGCCGAGGACATCAAGACGGAGGCGCTGGTGCGCACTTGGCACCGGGTCGACGTCGCGTACGATCCGGCGCGCACCGTGAACAAGAAATCCGCCTCCACCGGCAAGGTGGTGTTTTCCTGGATCGGTCCCCGGCTGGTGGTCTGGTCAGGCGAGGCCAAGCTGTGGATGCCGGACCAGCTGGTGAACGACGTGTTTGCCACCGATCGGGAGTTTTCCCCGACCGTGATCGGGATCGAGGAAACCGGGCTCAACGAATGGATCAAGCAGCCGTTGCGCGCCGAGATGACCCGGCGGCGGGTGGTGCTCAACCTGGAGCCGCTGCCGCCGCCGCGGGGTAAGCTCCAGTTCATTGAGGGCTTGCAGCCGTTCTTCCGCGCCGGCGAGGTGATCTTCGTCAACGTGTCGGACGAGGCCAAGGCGCAGCTCCTGGGCTATCCGACCGGCAACATCGACTTCCCGAACGCGCTGGCGTACGCGCTGCGAATGCGGCCGGGGCAGGCGATCTTTCCCGGCTTCGCGCAGCAGTTCATCGTCGAGGGGATGCGGATCCACGATCGCGCGCCGCTGTGGCTGATCGTCAACGCCGAGCCGCGCTACACCGTTGCCGCGCTGGCGCAGCTGGTCGACGGCTCGCTGCATCTCCTGGCCGACTTCGCCCGCGAGGGCGGGCCCGGCGAGGCGCTGCTCGGGATCGTGCAGGCCGCCGCGCTCGAGGCCGGGCGCACCATGCGGGTCATTGCCCCGCCCCGGCACTTCCAGGCGTACGATACGCTCGGGCTCAAGGCAGCGGCGGCACGGGTGCCGATCGAGGTCCGCACCGGTGCGCAGGAGAGTCTCGGCCGCGAGGAGGTGCGCGCGCTGATGCGGCGGAACATGAACGGGCTGCCGTGCGTGCTGGTGTCGAGCGCGGCTCGGCTCACCCTGCAAGCATTTGCCGGCGGCTACTGCCAGGACGTCGCCAAGGACGGGACCCTGACGCCGCTCGCCAAGGAAGGGCCGCACCGGACCCTGATGGAGGGGATCGAGAGCTTCTGCGCGCTGCTCCAGGTTGGGGCGGTTGAGGAGGTCGACGCCAGCCGCAACTACGCCTACACAGACACCGGCCGCCGCTATCTCTCGGCGCTGGCGACCCGACACTGATTGACAGAAAATTACAAAAACCCGATACATCCGCGCAACATTATTGCGCGGAGCGCGCGACGGCGGCGAGTGTATGTCGAGCGGGACAATGGACGCCAAGGCCGATCCTCTGACCGATGCCGACGAGATCGAGGCTGACGAGGCCGAGGAGGGGGCGTCGGCGGTCGTCCGCGAGCCGCTCGACCGACACTCGCCCGAACTGGAGCGCGACGAGGAGCTCGTCACCTTCAAATATGTCGAGGATGCCGCGCTCAAGCTCTATTCGACCGTGCAGAAGGGTTTCGAGGACCAGATCAGCCGTTCCGACGAGATGATGGACTGGTGGGACGTCTACCACTGCAAACTCGGGCCGCGGCAATTCTACTCGGGAAATTCCAAGATTTTCGTGCCGATCGTGCGCAACGCGGTCGACGCCCGAAAAACCCGCTTTGTCAATCAGGTTTTTCCGCAGTCCGGCCGCCACGTCGAGGTGCTGTCCTCGGACGCCCCGCCGAGCGCCATCACGTCGCTGCTCGAGCACTACATCCGCAAGTCCAAACTGCGCACCCGCGTCATGCCGGCGCTGGTGAAGAACGGCGACATCGAGGGCCAGTACAACCTCTATGTGACCTGGATCGAGAACAAGCACCACGTCGCCTGGCGCAAGCCGCGCCCGCCGGATCTCGATGGCGTCGAGCTCGACGAGGACGAGGGCGAGGACGACATCGAGGAAACCGAGATCGTGCACGGTTTTCCGCATGTGGAGGTGCTGGCCGACAGCGACGTGAGCGTGCTCCCGGCGACCGCCGACAGCGTCGATGACGCGCTCTCGCAGGGCGGCTCGGCTACCATCATCCGGCGCTGGTCGGAATCCAAGATCAAGCAGATGATCGCGGACGGCGAGATCGAGAAGAAGCGCGGGCGCGCGCTGATCTCGACCTTGCGCTCGTCCGGCAAGTCCAACCAGCCCGACAAGCAGGCGAAGATGGTCGATGCCGCCGGCATCAAGATCACCGGCGGCAGCAAGTTCGCCCAGGTCTACGAGACCTGGAGCGTGATCAAGATCAAGAAAGAGCGCCGCTTGTGCCGCCTCTACTTCGGCGGCGAGGACAAGGTTTTGTCCGTCAAGCGCAACCCGAACTGGTCCGACAAGTGCCCGCTGATCTCGGCGCCGGTCGACAAGGAGCAGGGCGCGTTCAAGGGCATCTCGAAAATCCGCGCCGTCGCCGATCTGCAATATGCCGCCAACGATGCGGTCAACGAAGGCATGGACTCGGCGGCCTATGCGCTGCTGCCGATCATCATGACCGATCCGGCCAAGAATCCGCGCGTCGGATCGATGGTGCTCAGCGTCGCCGCAATCTGGGAAACCTCGCCGAAAGACACGAGCTTCGCCAACTTCCCGCAGCTGTGGAAGGACGCATTCGAGATCGTCACCGCGGCCAAGACCGAGGTGAACCAGACCTTGAGCGTGTCGCCGGCCGCCATCCCGCAGCAGGCGTCGTCCGGCAAGCGGCGCATGAACCAGGCCGAGATCGCCAACGAGCAGCAGGTCGACGTTCTCACCACCGCCGACGCGGTGACCACGCTCGAGGGCGAGGTGCTGACCCCGATGTTGCAGCGCTGGCTCGAGCTCGACCACCAGTACCGCGACCGCGCGCTGACCGTGCCGCAGTTCGGCGAGGTCGGGTCCGACATGAACATGGAGCAGATTCCGCCGACGCAGATGCATCGGCGGTTCGAATTTCGCTGGTACGGCGTCGAGGCCGCCCGCAGCGCGCAGCAGATGCAGCAGCAGATTTCCTGGATGAACGTGCTGCGCGGGCTCGGCCCGCAGGCATATCCCGGCTATCAGCTCGACTTGACGCCGGCACTCGTGCAGATCACCTCGAACGTGATGGGGCCGCGCATCGGGCCGAAGATTCTCAAGGACATGCGCTCGCAGCTGGCGATGGACCCGCGCTTGGAGAACTCCTACCTCGAGCAGGCCATCGATTTGCCGGTGCACGTGCTCGACAACGACGCCGAGCATTTGCAGGCGCACCAGCAGGCGATGCAGATGGGCGACCCGTCCGGCGTGATCCGCGTGCACGTGATGAAGCACGTCATGCAGATGTCGCAGAAGACGCAGCAGCAAGCGATGCAGCAGCAGCAAGCTCCCGGCGCGGCACCGGGGCAAGGCGTTCCGGGGATGGGTGGTCCCGGTGTTGCCGGCACGCCGCGGCAGGGCGCACAGGCCGGGGCGCAGCGCAATGGCCAGATGCCGCCCGGCGCCATTCACCGCGATCAGATGCGCGATCCCGCTGCGGCACCACGGAGGTAAGCCATGGCTTTCCTGTACATCACGGAATATTCGAATTGGGTGACGTCGCCGAATGGAGACATCCGCTCCGGCAAGGAGCCCGCCATCACGACGCAGCGGATCGCGATCGGCGGGGAGACCAAATCCGCGGCCTTCAATGCCGCGACCAGATTTATCCGCGCGGCGACGGATTCGACGGCCTGTTGCGTGCTGTTCGGCGCGGCGCCGACCGTTTCGGCGAGCACGGGCTCGCGGCTGGCGGCGAATGCGGAAGCCTTCTTCGGCGTGAACGCGAGCGATGTCGTCAGCGTGATCGCGCAATCATGAGGGTGGCGACATGACGATCGTCAGCAAATCCACCGCGTCGTCGGACGTTGCGGCGACTTTCACGGACAACACGACCGGCCTCATCACCCCGACCGGGACGCGCAATTTTCTCAACGAGCTGATCGACTCGGCTGTGTTCGTGCTGACGCCCAGCGCGTCGACCGGCAGCATGTTCTATTATCCGGCAGCGTCCACTGATCCGGTGGTGCTGGTGCTCGGCTCGCGCGGATCGCTGTTGCAGGCCGGGCAGACCGCGCCGTCGTGGCTGGCGCTCGGCGGCACCGGCAGCGTGTTGCAACCGGCCGCCGGTACCGCGGCGTCATGGGTCACCGCCCCCGTTCTCGGCAATCCCGGCACCACGCCCGGCACGCTCGGGCTTGCCGGCTCCAATGCGACCTCCACCGTTACGCTTGCGGCCAACGCCTCCGGCGCGTCATGGACGCTGCGGTTTCCCCCATCAATCGGGGCATCTGGCCAGGCTTTGACCACGGACGGCGCCAGCAACACGGCGTGGACCACAATCGCGACCAACCCATCTGGCGCATCAGGCACGGTTCTTGCCGGCGTTGCCGGGACCGGATCGGCGTTCACCGCGAGTCCGACGCTTGGCGTTCCGGGGACGACGCCAGGATCGTTGACGTTGGCAGGTTCAAATGCGACCTCTGCCGCGACGCTGGGCGCGAATCCGTCCGGTTCATCGTTCACCGTTCTTCTGCCGGCATCCACGGGCACAGCGGGATTCATATTGGCGACCAACGGTCTCAATCCGGTCGCATCGTCGTGGGTCAATGCCGGTCAAATTCCGGGAGTCACGACAGGCGTTGCCGCCAGCTCCGGTAACATGGGTGAATACTCGTCGGTGACAACGACGGTCGCCGGGGCCATAGCGCTCACGACGGGATTGACCTCGAACGCCGCCTCGATGAGCTTGACGGCGGGTGATTGGGATGTTGAAGGCCTGCTTTCGCTCACAACAACCGCGTCGTTTGCAATGACAATCCTCCAGGCAGCGGTCGGCAGCAGCTCTGCGACCATGCCGACGCTTGGATTGCCGGGATTTACGCTGATTGCCGCATCTTTTGGGGCAGGGGCTGGCGCGCAATTCGTCACTACCGGGGCCACGCGCGTCATCACGAGTACAACGACAACGGTCTTTCTCTTGGCGAATGCAACCTTTTCAGCGGGGTCAGGGTCCACTTACGGGACAGTGTTTGCACGTCGGAGGAGATGATGCGGGCATTTCTGGCAGCATTTTTGGTGTTCTTGGCGTCTTCGGCGCTTGCCCAACGCATCGTGCCGACCGCCGACGTCACCATGTACGTTGCCCCACCGGCGAGTTGCGCCAACGGCTATTGGCCGGGAACGCCGAATGTGGCGGTGACGACTTGCGGCAGCGACGCCACCGGCGACGGCACGCAGGCGGCGCCGTTCGCGACGCCGCAGAAGGCACACGACACGCTGGCCGCGCTCTATGATTTCCAATGCAAGTGGAAGCCGACGATTCAGCTCGGCGTCGCCAATGTCGGCTCACAATGGTACTATCCGGGCCTGCTGATCTCCGGGCGATTGCTGGGGCAATGCGGCACCGTCGCCCCGCTGAAATGGGGCGCGCCGCCGCAGACGCTGCCGATCGGCAAATATCTGCCCTATACGCTGCGCGGTGACCCGGCGAACGTGAACGGCGCGTTCTTCTTTCCGGCCTCGTTCGGCTCGCGGCCCTGCATTTCGATGTCCGAGGCGGCGCTCAAGGTCGAGGGCATCACCTGCGACACTAGCGGCGTGAACCAAGACTGCATCGACGTTTTTGCCAACTCGCATCTTGAGATCGGCAATGTGTGGTTTGGCAATTGCGGTTACCCGCAGAGTTTTCTGGTCATCGGCGCCGCCTGGGGGTCGTCGGTCCTGTTTACTGGCGCAATCACGGTGTCCGGAAGCGGCGGAAGCTTCATGCAGGTGGCAACCGGCACGGTGCAGGGCAACAGCGACAGCGGCTCGCCGACGATCCCGATCACTATCTTGAATAACCCGACGTTCACGCAAGGGTTTTTCGTGATCGATGCCGGCTCGGTCGTTTATGGCGCGAGCTTGTCGATCAGCGGGCCTTTCGTCGGCACCAAGGTCCTGACGATACGCGGCGGGCAATACCAACCAGGGCCGTGGGTGCCCTAGGACCATTGACATAATCTTTCGCCTGCGCGATGTATCCCGCAACTTTGTTGCGTGGCGTCCGGAACCCATGGAGGCCATCCGATGGTCGCGATTCCTCTCGTTTCGTCTACGCCGGCATTCGCCGAGGCGTCCCAGATCATCGGCACGCTCAACACCTTCGGCTCGTCCATCGCCAATCTGCTATCGCCGGCCGGCGCGGGCTCGCTCTCCGGAGCAGTCTTCCTGCCTGCCGGGTCGTCTCAGGTCAATCTCGTTTCTCTGGCCGGCGGCGCCACCGGATCGCCCGCCGTCATCACGGTTGGCGGGCCATCCGCCGGAACCTCCGTCGACCTGATCCTCGGCGGGAATGCGCCGGCCGGCGTCGTTGGGCTCGGCGGCATTGTCACCAACGCGGCTGGTGCCGCGCTGCAAGTCGCGCGCAACTCGACCAGCGTCAACGGCCTTGCGGTGTCCGGCGCGGCGTCGGGCTCCGATCCGCAGCTGTCGGCCTTCGGCTCTGGCTCGCATCTCAACATTTTGCTGACCCCGAAGGGCACCGGCACGATCAAGTTCGGATCGACCGGGCCGGTCACAGCCAACGGCACCGTCGCCGCGACCTTCACCGCCACCTCGGCGCCCACCGGCGCATCGACGTCGATCCAGCGCTGGCTCAACTTCATCGATTCGACCGGCCGTGTCGGCTACATCCCCGTATTTTGACAAGGATCAGCGATGCAGCTTCCGAGCTACGACCTCAAGCTTTCACTCGCCGCAGTGCAACAGATTGCCGAGCACCTCAAGCGCGGCATCTACAACGATGTTGCAAATCATCTCAACGAGATCGCCCAACAGGTTGCGCGGCAGGAGCACGCCGCCGAGCAGGCGCAGCTGCAGGAGCAGGTGGCCGAGGCAGCGGCGTCGCTGCCCGACCCCGTAAAGCTTGCGGCGTGACGTGACCGCGGCCGTTCATCCGGCGATCGAAGCCAACAATCTCGGACTTGCTCTGTATCAGAAGGGCATGTTCCAGCATGCCGAGTCGTCCTACCGGCGCGCGATCTCGCTGGTTCCGGCGGGCGCCTACGCCGAGGCCCACAACAATCTCGGCATCCTGCTCCAGACCACCGGACGCACCGGCGAGGCCGCCATTGCCTATCGGCGCGCCATGGAGGTGCAGCCCAATTTCTCGCGGGCGGCGTCGAATCTCGGCTGTGTCGCCGAGGAGCTCGGCCGCTACGAGGATGCGATCAAGCTCTATCGCCACGCGTTGGCGATAGAGCCGGCGATCGGCGTCATCTGGCACAATCTGGCCGGCATCTATCGCGAGCTCAGCCGTTTCGATGAAGCCTACGAGTGCTACGAGAAGACGATCGCGCTCGACCCCAAGAATGCCGCGGCGCACGCGAGCCTCGTCTACACCAGGGACATGGACCCGCGCACGACGCGCGAGGAGAGCGCGGCGGTCAAGGCGCGCTGGCATGCCGCGCACGCGATCAAGGCCGAGCCGGCGGCCATCACCGACCCCGATCCCGATCGCCGGATTCGCGTCGGCTATGTGTCCGGCGACTTCCGCTTGCACAGCGTCGCGTTTGCCTTCGCAAACGTGCTGTTCGGCCACGATCGCCGGAAATTCGAGGTGTTCTGCTATTCGACCACGATGCGCGAGGATCCTGCAACCGAGCGGTTCCGCGAATCAGTCGATCATTGGACCCGCATCATCGGCCTAACGGACGAAGTGGCGGCGCAGCGTATCCGCGACGACAAGATCGATATTCTGGTCGATCTGTCCGGCTACACCGCCGGCAACCGCTTGCCGCTGTTCACCATGCGGCCGGCACCTATCCAGTTGCACGCTTGGGGTTATCTCAATGGCGTTGGCATCCCGGAGATTCCGCACACCATCCTTGATGCGGCGCTCGACCCCGCGTCGGCGCATCTGCCGTGCGTGTTCCACTATCGCGCTCCCGAGGCGCCTGCGGTGGCACCGCTGCCGGCGCGCAAGAACGGTCATATCACGTTCGGCTACCTCGGCCGCTGGTCCAAGGTGACGGCGGAGGTGGCCGCAGTCTGGTGCGATGTCATGCAGGCGATCCCATCGGCCAAGATGGTGATCAAGGACAAGACCTTCGGGCAGGAGGAGCACCGTCAACGGGCGCGCGATCTCCTGGGATTGCCTGCCGACCGCGTCGAAACATTGGTGCAGAACGGCCACTATCCGCACCTCGCCGATCATGGCCGGATCGATATCGGGCTCGACCCCTGGCCGACCAACGGCGGCGTCTCGACGCTCGAGGCGCTGTGGATGGGCGTTCCGGTGCTCACCCTGCCCGGCGATCGGCCCTCCGGCCGCGTCGGCGCATCGGTCATGACCACGCTGGGGCTGCCCGGCTTTGTAGCGCGCGACCGCGACGATTACGTGCTCAAGGCGGTGGCGCTGGCCAACAAGGTACAGCTCGCCGAATTGCGCGCGGGAATGCGTGAGCGGATGAAAAAGACCGTGATCGGCGACGCGGGCCTCTATGTCGCCCATCTGGAGCGCGCCTACCGCCGCTTGTGGGTTGCGGCGTGTCAATCCGCGAGCCATTGACAGATAATTTCAAAAGCGTGATACATCGCGCAACTTTGTTACCCGACTGGCTCCCGTAAGGGGCCGCCGCCCGGCCGACGATACCGGCCAACCGCCTGACCGACGCGATCGGTCGTTCCCAGGAGAGTGAAATGCTGCGCTCACTACGCTTGCGCTTGCTTTCTGACATCTGCCGCGCGCCCGAGAACGAGGGCGGCGCGAGCCCGACCGATGATCTCGAGCTGGATCCGGTCGATACCGAGACCGATCCCGAAGACGACGAAGACGTAACCGACCCTGCCGGCGAGCCGGAAGAGGGTGCGGCAGCGGCCGGCGGAGCGCAACAGCGCGAGCCGGACGCCGAGCCGCGCGGCCGGGCCGGCGACACCATCCGGTCATTGCGCGCGCGGGCGCAGGAAGCCGAGCGCCGCGCCCAGGAGGCCGACCGCCGCGCCGAGGACAACGAACGGCGGGTGCGCGACTTCGAAGCGCGCCAGCGGCCCGCGCAGCAGGTCGATCCGCAGGAAGAAGCGCGGTTGCTCGAGGCGATGACGCCGGACCAGCGCGCCGACTACAAGGTGAACAAGGCGCTGGAGCGGTTCCAGCAGGCCAGCGCCGTGCAGAATTTCCAGACCATGGATCGCATCGACACGCAGGCATTCCAGCAGGAGTGCGCGGCGAATCCGCTCGCCCGCAAGTATGCGGCGGAAGTCGATCGCGAGCTGACCAAGATTCGCAGCGAGGGCGGCAACGTCCCCCGCCAAGCTGTCCTGTTCTACGTCCTCGGCCGCGCGCTCGTCGACAAGCAGCGTTCGACCGCGGACAAGCGTGCGAGTGGTGCGCAAGACCGCATTCGCCGGCAGACGACCAGGCCGACGAACTCGCGGGGCGACGTGGGCGGCAATCGCCGTGGCGCGGCGTCTCTCGAGCAGCGGTTGGAGAACGTGCCCATCTGAGCCGGGCGGTCGTCGCCGGCCATAGCGGAGCTTGAGATATGGCGACGAACACCGCCGGTTCATTTGCTGCCGATATTGAAGCCTATATCGCAGACAAGACGCTGCCTCTCGCCCGCCGCCAGCTGGTCGTCTATCAGTTCGGCGATCCGCTCTCGCTCCCCGAGGGCCGCGGCACCTCCTACACCGCCACCCGCTACAACCGCGTGCCGCTGCCGTACGCGACGCTGGCCGAGGGCGTGCCGCCGGTCGGTCAGAACATGACCATTCAGCAGGTCACGGCGACGGCGCAGCAGTGGGGCGACAAGGTCACGATCACTGACGTCGCCGAGCTGACCATCAAGCACCCGCTGTTCAAGAAGGCGATCGAGCTGGTCGGCCTGCAGGTCGCGGAGACGCTGGAGCGCAACACCTTCAATGCGCTGATGGCCGGCACGCAGATCAATTACGTCAACAGCCGCGGCGCGCGCGCCTCGCTGGTGGCCGGCGACGTGATGAATATCACGGAACTCAACCGCGCCTATGCGATGCTGCACACCCTGGGTGCGCCGCGCTACATGGGCGACGAGATGACCGACACGCGGCTGGAGGCCGATGCCGGCGGCGCCAAGGCGTCGAGCAATCCGCGCTCCATGCCGCACTACACGTCGGTCATTCATCCGCTCGTTGCGGCCGACCTGCGGCAGAACCAGACCATCCAGACGGCATGGTCCTATTCCGACATCAACCGGCTTTACAACTTCGAGCTTGGCGAGTGGAACGGCATCCGGTTCTGCTTCTCGAACATGGTGCCGAGCTTCACCGGCGTCGCGGCGGTACAGGGCACGGCGGGTGCGATCGGCTCGCTGGCGACCGCGACCTATACGATCCAGCTCACGGCGTCGGACACGCAGAACCAGTACGAAAGCCGTATCTATCAGCTCTCGAACGACATCGCCGTGACCGGCCCGACCGGATCGATCTCGGTTGCGATCCCGTCGACCCCGACCGGCTTCACCTGGAGCGTCTACATTGGCCAGGGCTCGGCGGCCAACCCGGTCAATCTGGGGCTCAGCGGGTCCGGCCCATCGGTTGGGCCGCTTGCCGGCCAGGCCACGCAGCTCGCGGGCGGCCAGACCATCGTGATCACCGGCGTCGGCGTGCAGCAGATCCCGCCGGCGGCGCCGGCCACCGGCGTCACGGTCTATCCGAACTTCATCTTCGGGCGCGGCGCCTACGGGCAGGTCGTGCTGAAGAACACGCAGTTCACGTACTTGAGGGATGCCGACAAGTCCGACCCGCTCAATCAGCTCCGGGTGGTTGGCTGGAAAACCTACTACGGGTCGATCTGGCTCAATCAGCAGTTTGCGATGCGGATCGAAAGCACGTCGGCGTTCAACACCACGTTCGGCTGATAGAGGAGAGACCACGATGGCGTTCCGTCTTCGCTATCAATTCTGGATCGACGTCCTGCCGTCCGGTGTCGGACAGATGGCCGCCGGTCTCTCGCCGCTGCAAGGCGGCGTGGGCGGCGCCGGCCTCGCACAGACGCTGGCATTCTTCAACACCACCGGCGGCCAGATCATCGCCGGTGCGGCAACCTCGCCGACCACCGGCGCGCTCGCGTCGAGCGACGTGACGACGCTGACCAACAACATGGCGTCGGACGCATCCAACCAGTTGATCGCGCAGATGACGCGCATCAACAACTTTCTCGCGGGGCAGGGATAAGCAGGGGAGGTTGCCATTACTACGCTCACCCTCGGATCGGCGGCGACGAACACGCTGGCGGCACTGCTGTTCTCGCAGACCATGGCGCCCAGCGACCTCGCGTTGCTGACGCTCGCGATCAAGAACGACATGATCAATGGCGCGCCGGTCTATCCGGGCGCGTTCGCGGCCAATGGCCTGCTCTACATCCCCAACCGCGGCGTTCTCAAGTGCTTCCCCGGCGACTATGTCGCGGTCGGGTCGACGTCGGGTTGGCCGATCCTGCTCTCGGCCAACGCCGCGTCAAGCGCCGATTTCATCCATTCGTGAGGACGTGATGGCCAAAGAGCCGAAGTTGAAAGCCCCGAAGGTTCTGACGCTCAACGCCGACCTGATCAGCGACGAGCAGAAGAAGGCGCTGCGCGCGAAAGCGCTGGAGCACGTCACCAAGAAGCGCGTGGAGAAGGCCGAGGACGAGTATTTTCAGCAGGCGATCCACGAGGCCGAGCTGGTCGACAAGCCGGAGGAGCAGCTCGAATACATCCTGCTCGATATGGCGGGTCACGCGCCGTACATCATGCTCGACGGCGTGCAGTTCTTCCACGGCCAGACCTACGAGGTGACGCGCTCGGTCGCTAATACGATGCGCGAGATCGTGGCGCGCGGCTGGAAGCACGAGGACGAGATCGGCGGGGCCAATCGCGATCTCTACCGCCGGCCGCGCAATACCACGATGTCGATGAAGACCGGCATGGTCCGCTCCGGCCCGATCGATCCCGCCTCCGGCGGCAACGTGCAGGCGGTGTCGGCATGAGCGGGAAGATCGCGATTGCAGAGCCGAGCGCGATTGCCATCGGCTGGTCGTTCCAGACCCAGATCGACGAACGGCGCATTCTGACGGCGCAGACGCACGTGCCGGCGGACGCCGATCCCGAGCAGATCAGCCGCGCCCTGGACAAGATCGCCGATCAGCTCGACCGCATGGAGGCGCGCTATCGCGCCCGCCAGCTCGAGCGCCAGTTGGTGCAGGAGAAGCGGCTGCGCGAAGAGGCGACCAAGGCTATCGATCGCGTCGAGAAGAAGGCGCAGGAGCAGTATGCAGCCAATCCGCGGCGTGCGCCGATGAAGCTGTCGCAGACCGAAGAGTCCGCGAAGCAGAACCTCGAATCCACCATCTCGCGCCATGATCTGATCATCGGCGATGTGGAGCGCGATCTCTCCGATTGCCGCCGGATGTTGAACGGGGCAGGAGCATGAGGCATGCTGTCCATTTCCGAGCTGCGCGAGATTCTGGATTATGATCCCGTAACCGGTATTTTTCGTTGGAAAACACGCGTAGCCCAGCGCTGCCATGTCGGCGATATTGCGGGCCGGATATCAGGGGGATACCGACACTTTAGCATCCGTGGCGGCAATTATCGTGCTTGCCGGGTGGCCTTTGCCTTTGTGCATGGCCGATGGCCGCGCGGTCAGATTGACCACGTCAATCGTCAGCCCGCCGATGATCGGATAGCTAACCTGCGCGAATGTTCTCACAGCGAAAACATGCGGAACATGCTGCGGAAGCCACGATCAGGCTTGAAGGGCGCTCAATACAAGCGTCCTGGATATTGGCAGAGCATGATCCGTATCAACGGGCACCCCACTTATCTCGGGTCCTTTAAATCGCCGGAGTTGGCACATGAAGCCTACGCACGTGCAGCGCGCGAGCACTATGGGGAATTTGCGCGCGTGGGGGACGACGACTGATGCCGTACAATGCGAGCCAAATCGTCGCTCTTGCTTGCAGCATCGCGAAGTGTCCCAACTTCACGAGCCAGGCCGGGACGTTCCTGAACGTCATCCTCGAGGATTTGTGCCAGACCTATGATTTCGCGCTGGCGCGCGGCGTCTTCTCCTTCAGCTTCAACTCGGCGACCGGCACCGGCTCGGGTCCTTATACGCTGCCAACAGACTATCTGCGCACGCCGCGCGACGACGATGAGTTCTTCACCATCACCGGCGTGCCGTACCGCATGACGCCGATCGACTACGAGGAATATCTGGCGCTGCCGCAGACCTCCGGATTCCAGGATTATCCGCAGATGTTTGCGGTGAATGTCTCGACCCTACAAACGCTCGGCTACATGACGGAATACTTCTGGCCGCCGCCGTCCGGTTCCTATCCGGTCACGCAGCTCTATCAGAAGCAGATGACGGCGATCACGACCCCGGAGACGAGCACGACGGTCCCGTGGTTTCCGAACCAAAACTATTTGATCACGCGGCTTGCCGGCGAGCTGATGCGGATCACCAACGATGACCGTATGCAGGCGTTTCTTTCCGACAGCGAGGAGGCACACCCGGACGGCGCCGGGTCGATCCTGCGGCGCTATCTCAAGATGAAGGACGACAACACCAACCGCGCCAAGACGGTGCGGCTGGACAAGCGACGGTTCGGCCGCGCGTTCAATAGCTTGCCTTCAACGAAGACGATCGGGTGGTGAAATGACCCTTCGCCGCACCGTTCCGCTCGCCTTCTCTCCGGTCGGCTGCACCGACGCGCTCGACACGACCGATCTGCCGAAGGGCGCGATGGCGCAGCTGCGCAACTTGATCCCCGATCCAACCACCAAGAACCTCTGGGGGCCGCGCCCGGCGTCGATCGAGCTGTTTGATTTTGCCGCCGCCTCGTTCGGCAGCCCGTGGTCGAGCGGATTCTCGTCGGCGTTCGGCCCGCATGCCACCTCGGCGGCGAGCTTCATTTCCGCGCTCAAGGTGGTCGGGTCGCGCGCCTATGGCCTGATCGCGCTGCCCAATACCGGGACGGATTTTCCGTTCTGCTATGACATCACGACCGATGCGCTGGTGGCCATTACCGGCGCCACTGCGGCCAACACGCCGACCAGCCCGGCGACGACCGGCGCCTGGACGCCGCCGACCGTCGACGTGGTCGGCACCAAGGTCGTCTTCACGCATCCCGGGTTCAACACTATCAACGGCTATTTCGGCTATATCGACATCAGCAACCCGGGGGCGCTGACCTGGACCGCGGGCAACACCGGCGTCAACGCGCTGCCGGCTGTTCCTGTTGCGGTGAAGAACTTCAATGGCCGCGCCTGGTATCTGGTCAACCCGTCGACCGGACAGCCCGGCGCCTATTATTCGGACGTGCTGGCGGCGCAGACGATCACCAATGCGACGCAGGTCCTGACCTTCGACGACAATATCCCGCTGACCGCCCTCGGCGGGCTCGGCGTATCACAGACGACGGGCGGCATTTTGCAGGCGCTGATCGTGTTCAAGGGCGTGTCGGCGATGTACCAGGTCACCGGCGACGCGGCGACGCCAGGCGGCAGCGACCTTGCCAGGAACGCGCTCAACGTTGCCACCGGCACGCTGGCGCCAAACGCCATCGTGCCGACCCCGAAGGGGTTGGCGTTCATGTCGCCCGATGGCGTGCGGCTGATCGATTTCAATGCGCAAGTGAGCGATCCGATCGGCGATGCCGGCAAGGGCGTGACGGTGCCGTTCATCTTCGCGGCGCAGCCGTCGCGCATCGCGGCGACGTTCTCGGCCGATACCTATCGGGTCAGCGTGCAGAACGGCAACGCCGCCGGCTCGCCGAATCAGGACTGGTGGATCGATTTCAGCCGCGAGTGCTGGTCCGGACCACACGATTTTCCGCCGTCGCTGATCCAGCCCTACCAGCAGACGTTCATCATGACGCCGCTTGGCGTCAACGCCAAGCTGTTCCAGAGCGATGCGGTCACGTCCGCCACGTCGACCTATGTCGAGAACGGCACGCAGATGACCTGGACATGGCAGTCGTCGATGCTGCCGGACACCGATCAGATGTCCGAGAACGCGATGATCGAGACCACGCTGCACATGGCGCTGGCGCAGGGCGTGCCGGCGGTCAATTGCGTGGCGCTCAACGAGGCGGCCGAGGTCTACGACACCGTGCAGATATCGGCCGGCGGCTCGTCGTCGCTGTGGGATGCGTTCGATTGGGATACCGGCGTATGGGACAGCGGCATCTCGGCGCTGTCGCCGCGGCAGCTGAGCTGGCACATCCCGATCGTGTTCCGCCGGCTGGCGATCCAGGCCACCGGGCAATCGGCCAGCGCGGTAAAGGTCGGCCGGCTTCATCTTCGGTATGAACAACTTGGATTTTTGCAGCAATGAGCACCATGCGGAAGTGGCTGATTGGAATTTCCGGACTGATCGTGGCGGCGGGGATCTACGTCGCCAATAACCCTGTCGCGCGCGCGACGGTGACGTGCTCGGTGCCGTTCACGTTCACGGCCGGGACGACGGCGGTTGCCAGCCAGGTCAACTCGAACTTCTCGGCAATTCTCGCCTGCTTTGCCAATGCGGCATCGTCGGGCGCGAACAGCGACATCACCAGCCTGACCGGGCTGACGACACCGCTGTCGCCGAGCCAGGGCGGCACCGCGGTCTTTGTCGGCACCACCACCGGCGGGTCGGCCAACGCGCAAACGTTGGCATCGACCTCGCCGAACAGCTTCGCGCTGACCTCCGGCTATCGCGTCACGTTCATTGCCGGGTTCACCAACACGGCCGCGATGACGCTCAACGTTCATTCGGCCGGGCTCGTCAACGTCTTCCGCAAGACGCAGCTCGGCGCCACCGCGACCGTGGGTGGCGAGATCATCGCTGGAAATCCCTATACCGTCGTCTACAACGGGACGAATTTTGTCCTGGACACCGAGACGATTTATGTTGGCGTAGTCAAGGATTATGTTGGGAGTGCCGCACCAGCTGGATACTTGCTTGCGAACGCGGCCTGCGTTTCTCGGACGACCTATGCCGATTTGTTTGCAATTATCGGCACAGCCTTCGATCCGTCTTCGATCTGCGCGGGTACGGACTTTCGTCTGCCTTTCGGCGGGGTCTCATATGTAGGGTCTGATAACGGCGCTTTGATATCTACAAGTTGCGCCAACAACATTATTGCCGGGACCGGATCGACAACGAGAGGTACCCTCTGTGGCGCGCAGCAAAAGGCAATTCTCCAGGCTAATTTACCCGCCGTGAATTTCACGGGTGCGCTGCCAAATCATACGCACGACTTCACGGCTGTCCTTGGGTTGTCAAGTGACCAAGGGCCATCCAGCAATATTTTTACTTACCCACAGGGGGGACAAGTCGGTACGACCGGCGGCCCGTCTGCTGCAACCGTCTCCGTCAGTTCCGGTGGTTCGGGGACAGCCCTTGCCACGCTGCCTCCCGTCCAAATCGTCAATAAAATCATCAGGTATTGAATGTCAACGGGTTAGACCAGGGGCTGATTGTCAACGACGTAATCGTGTATTGATGCGCGAATCAGAGGAGATGCAACCATGGCCAGCAATTCCGCAACCACCGATCTGAAAGCCGGCATGACGACGCGCTCGCCGGCGGCAACCGACTCCTCGATGAAGCCGAAAGGCGGGAGCGTCAATGCTGACACGACCCGATCCAGCACCGCGCCCACGCCCAAGACCCTCGGTCCCCGCGTCGCCTGAAAAGACGCAGCCCGAGATCGTCTTCGCGTGGGAGAAGGTCAGCGCGCTCGCCCGCGAGATCAAGCCGCTGTTCCGACAGCACTGGTGGGAGATCGCGCTCAACAAGGACGAGGTGCCGCTCGACCCCGATTGGGAACGGTATCTCACCTTCGAGATGGCCGGCATTCTGCATGTGCTCACCGTGCGGTCGGAAGGCGCGCTGATCGGTTACGTGTTTGTCTGTGTCGGGCCACATCTGCACTACGCCTCGACGACGTGGGCGGTGGTGGACATGTTCTGGCTTAACCCGGTGCATCGTTTCGGATGGACCGGAGTGACCATGTTCCGGCGGCTCGAGGAGAAGATGCGCGAGCTCAACGTGCGCGTGCTGCACGTGTCGGAGAAGCTGCATTTCAAGGGTGGTCGCGTCGGCGTGATCTTCAAGCGGCTGGGCTATCGGCCGATCGAGCAGATTTGGGCCAAGGTGTTGGCATGATGACGCTGTTGCTCAACTGGCTATTCCGCCGGCGCCGGCTCGAAAGCGGCGAGCTCGAGCAGTGGGCGCGCGTGGTGCATTCGCCCTATCGCGGGAGCTGACCATGGGAACGATGATCGGCGGCATCGGCTCGGCGCTCGGCGGCATCAGCGCGCTCGGCGGCCTGTTCGGCGGTGGCCAGAACAACGCCCAAAACGTGCGGTTGCCGCAGGGCTTCCAAATGCCCGGCATGAACCAGGCCGCGGGCGGCGCGATGGGCGGCATCGGCTCGCTGCCGAACTACGCCGCCGACATCTATCCGGGCTACCAGTCGACCTATGGCAATTTCTACCAAGGCAACCCGTTCATGGGGTCGGCGCTCCAGGACGTGCAGGGCGCGGCGCGGGCCGGGCAGGGCGTCGGGCAAAATCAGATCAACGCCGGCAACATGCTCTCGCAGGGCGGCGCGTCGATGATCCCCTACACGACCTCGCTGTTGCAGGCCGGATTTGACCCGCAACAGTCGCTTTACAACCGCACGCAGCAGCAATTGCAGGAGCAGACCCGGGCCGGGCTGGCCGCGCGCGGCCTCGACATGTCACCCTATGGCGCGGGCGTCGAGAACAAGGCCATGTCGGATTTCAACATCGACTGGCAGAACAACCTGCTCAACCGGATGACCCAGGGCGCGCAGGGCGCGGGCGGCCTGCTCGGCGCCGCGGGCGGCGCGATGCAGACCGGCGCCGGGCTCGGCCAGCAGGGTTACGGGACGCTCACGGATGCCGCCACCTTGCCGTACCGGACCATGATCGGCATGGGCTCGGATCAGTTTTCCGGCCTCGGCCAGCTTCAGGGCGCCGGGCAGGCGGCGTCGCAAATCCCGCAGCAGCAGATCCAGGACTACCTTGCCTATCTCGGCGTCGGCAACCAAGCGGGGCAGGTCGGCAACCAGCTTGCCCAAGTCGGGCTCAATCAGGCGAACATGGGCTTCAACCAGGGCCAGGTGCTTGGCCAAAACCTCGGCTCGTCGCTCTCCGGGCTCGGCCGCAGCCTCAACACCATGTACGGCCGGCCGCAGACTGGCTGGGGCGGTGGTGGCGGGACGGGCTGGGGCAGTTCTGCCTACGGGTGGGGGTGAGCGATGAACCTCGGCGGTCTCTCCGCGCTCTATCCCGGCTATCTGCAAGGCGAGCAACAGGCCGGGCAGAACGAGTTCCAGCAGATGCGGCTTGCGCAGCTGGAGACACAGATGCGCGGCGGCATGCAGCAGCAGGCCGGCGGCGACGCCTGGGGCCGAGCGCTCGGGCTCATGTTCGGACAGGGTGCGCCACCGCCGCCGATGCCGGGGCAGTCGTCCGTACCGGCAGGACCTGCCTCGCCCCCTCCCGGGCCGCAACTGGCTGCCGCCGACCCCAATTCCGCCTTTGGCGGCCGTTTCGGTGCGTGGGAGCCGACCCGCAGCGCGGGTGGCGGCCTCCCGGCGATGCAGCCGCCGGGCATGCAGCGGCCCGTAGGAGCCTCGCCCATTGCGCCGCTGCCCCCCATGGGTGGTGGGGCACCACCCGGCCCCCCACAGCCTATGGCTGGCCAGCCGCCGGGCGGCGGGATGCCGTCTGGAGGCGGTGGGGGCGGCCAAGTCACCCCGCAGACCCTGATGCAGGCGATCGTCCAGGCCAACCCGGGCGCGCCGCCGCAAGTGCTCATGCAGGCATTCCAGCAGGGCATGCAGCAGTTCGGCCCCATCATGGCGCAGCAGTCGCATGAACGGATTGCCCAGACTCGGGCCGGAGGCGGCGGCGGGGCCGGAGATGGCCAACTTCCGCGCGGCTGGACGCAGCAGTCGATCGACACTGCGGCCGAGCTGTTCAACAAGACCGGCAAGATGCCGACCAATATCGGCACCCGGGTCGTGGCCGGGCAGATCACGGGACAAATCCGCACGCGCGCCGCCGAGATGGCCGAGGAGCAGGGCCTCAGCGCTCAGGACCTGGCCAAAAACTGGCAGAAGTACAAGGCGGCGCAGGTCGCGATCCAGCGGTTCGAGAGCGGGCCGCAAGGCAACACCGCGCGCTCGCTCAATGTGGCGATCGACCACCTGTCGACGGTGGATGATCTGGCGAAGGCGCTCAAGAACGGCGACACGCTGGCGTTCAACCGCCTGGCGCAGGCCATCGCCGAGCAGACCGGCAGCGCGACGCCGACCAACCTCGACAACGCCAAGGCGATCGTCGGCCCGGAAATCATCAAGGCGATCGGCATTGCCGGCGCCGGCACGAAAGAGGAGCGCGAGAAGGCGGCCGACGCCTGGAACCGGGCGCGATCGCCGGAGCAGCTTGCCGGCGCGACCGCCACCATCAAGAAGCTGCTCGCCGGGCAGCTGCGCGGTCTCAAGCAGCAGTACATCAAGTCGACCGGCCTCCCGGCCAAGGAATTTGACGACATGATGCTGCCGGAGACGCTACGGCAGCTCGGCGGCCTGGAGGGCGGCGGCGCCAAGCCGTCCGCGGACGGCTGGTCCATTCAAGAGATCAAGTGATGCCGACGTTCGAGATCACGTCGCCGGAGGGCAAGAAATACCGCGTGACGGCGCCGGAGGGTGCGACGCAGGAGGATGCGTTGGCGCGAGTGCGCGCCCAAGCTGGAGGCGGTGGCGGTGAGCCGGGCGTCGGTACGCCGTTCGCCGACCTTGCGGAAGGCGTCACCGGCATTGCGAAGCAGATCGGCGCGGGTGCCGTCGAGGGACTCGGCGGCGTCGGCGATCTGCGCAAGACAATCGCCCAAGCCCCGATGATGGGCGCCGAGGCGCTCGGCATGGAGGTGTCGCCGGAGATCAAGGGCGCCGTGAACACCGCGCTTGAGGCGGCAATGAAGCTGCTGCCCGGCATCGGCATGGCGCCGACATCACAGGAGACCAAGGGCGTCGCCGAGATGTTCACCGGCCAGTTCCCGGAAGCCAAGACGCGGCCGGAGAAGTTTGCCCGCACGGCGGCGTCGTTCGTAACCAACCCGGTGAGTTACGCCGGCCCCGGCGGCGTGGCATTGAAAGCCGGCATGGCGGCGACGGCTGGCTTGGGCTCGGAAGCGGCCGGCCAGATCACCGAAGGCACGTCGGCCGAGCCGTATGCCCGCGCGGCCGGCGGCATGGCGGGCGGTATGCTGCCGGGCTCGGCGGCGCGTGCGGTGACGCCGCTGCCGATCTCTCCGGGTCGCGCCGGGCACGTGGCCAATTTGCGCCGGGAGGGCATCGAGCCGACTGCGGGCGATATCAGCGGCAACCGGCCGGTGAAGTTTGCCGAAAGCGGGCTCGGCAGCTCGCCGTTTTCCGGCGGCGGCTATGAGGCGGCGCGCGAGCGCATCGGCGGCGAGGTCACGCGCGCGGCGCTCGCCCGGATCGGCGTTGCGGCCGAGGAGGCAACCCCGCAGGTGCTGTCCGGCGCCCGGCAGCGCATCGGCGGCACGTTCGACACGCTCGCGGCCCGCAACCAAGCGACGCAGGATGTGCCGTACGTGCAGCGGCTGATCCAGGCGCAGGCCGAATACGATCACCTGTTCACGGACCCGCTGCGCAAGCCGATGGTCGAGAGCGTCATGGAGTCGGCGCTCAATTACCTGACCCGCAATAGGGTCATGGATGGCGGGCAGTACAAGGCGTTCCGTTCGCGCATCGAGCGCATGCGCCGCGGCCAGAAGGCCGACCCGGAGCTGAGCAGCTTTCTCGCCGAGGTCCGCGATTCGCTTGATGACATGATGGACCGCTCAATTGCGGCCAACAATCCGCGCGACCTCGGCGCCTGGCAGGAGGTGCGCAACCAATACCGCAACCTCTTGTCCGCCGAGCAGATGGCTTCTGCGGCCGGCCCCGAGGCGGCGGCCGGCATCATCACGCCTCCCAATTTGCGCGCGGCGGCCACTCGCATGGAAGGCAAGACGGGCTACGCGCAGGGCCGCGGTGACTTCAACGAGCTGGCGCATTCCTCCAACGTCATCCTGAAGCCGCCACCATCGTCCGGCACGGCCGAACGGTCGACCTGGACCAGCATCGGCGGGCTGACGGCGGCGCTGCCGGCGGGGCTCATGGGCCGGGCGGTCATGTCTCCGTGGATGCAAAACTATCTGAAGAACCAGACGGCGGCGGGGCCACTTCAGCGCGGCGACTTCCGCGGCGGCGGCTGGCGCGGGCTGGCCACGGCGCTGGAGAAAGACCTCGACGAGCGCCGCCGCAAGAACCTCTATGAGAGCACGCGGTGAGGGTCCTCATTTTAGACCCCGCCGGCAACGGCCTCGACTTGGCGTTGCGCATGCAGGCGGACGGCCATCAGGTGAAGCTATTCATCCGGCAGACCGACAAGACCAAGGCGATCGGGCGCGGGCTCGTCGACATCCCCGACGAATATCAGAAGTGGCTGCGCTGGTCCGACCTGCTCGTGCTCACGGACAATACGTTCTACATGCGCGACGTCGATGCCCACCGCAAAGAGGGCGGCCTCGTCATCGGCGCGACGCAGAAATCCGCCGCGTGGGAGCTCGACCGGGAGGCCGGGCAGAAAATCCTGCGCAAGGCCGGCATCCAGGTCCCCGCCTACAAGACGTTCACGGATTACGACAAGGCGATAGCCTATGTGAAAAAGGAGGATAGCCGCTTTGTCAGCAAGCCATCCGGAGATGCCGACAAGAAGCTCTCCTATGTGGCGCAGTCGCCGGCCGATCTGGTCTACATGCTGGAGCGCTGGAAAAAGCTCGGCTCGCTCAAGGGCGAGTTCATCCTGCAAGATTTTGTCCCGGGCTGCGAGATGGCCGTCGGCGCGTTCTTCGGGCCAGCCGGGTTCCAGGGGCCATGGTGCGAGAATTTCGAGTTCAAGAAGCTGATGAACGGCGATATGGGCTGCGCCACCGGCGAGCAGGGCACCATCCTGCGCTTCGTGCGCAAGTCCAAGCTGGCGAGCATCGTGCTCGAGCCGCTCGCCGAGGCGCTCGCGCAGGCCGGCCACACCGGATATATCGACGTCAACTGCATCATCGACGACGAAGGCCAGCCCTGGCCGCTGGAGTTCACGACGCGCTTCGGCTGGCCGACGATGAACATCCAGCAGGCCCTGCACAACGGAGACCGCGCCGAATGGCTACTCGAATTGGCGAAGGGCAACCCGGAGCAGAACTGGACCTTGGACCAGGTAGCGATCGGCGTGGTGCTGTCGATCCCGGACTATCCGT